AATCCATATCCCAAATCACAATGGGATTTAGAAAATGATGTCCTACGATTAGAGCAAATGATTATTGTTTACGAGCAAGAAATCGAACAACTGAAAATAGAAAAAAAAGAGTTGAAAGAGGAAATTACTTTTCTCAGAAATCAACTTAATTATTTGTCTTTGGGTAATCCAAATGGAGGAGAAGATGTGGAACCTTAATATAGGTAAAACATTCCATGCTGTTAAAGAGTGGGATAAGAACATTGCCTATAAGATTCAAGGTAAGTTTAAATTATCTAACTATCAAATGTTTTGCCTTTGCTTTGCAAAAGGATTTGTAATTGGTGCGTTGATACTCTAACAGAGTCAGGGAGTCCACACTGAACTAGGCAAAATTACTCAACCTGTGCTATAAATATTTGATAGTACGGGATTGAAAGAATCATGCCCCTGACACAACAAAAGCATTACACTGTCGGTTATCACGACACAGAACTACATCATTTTGAAATCTGTGAATATGCTACAGATTCATATGAAGCAATACAACACTCAAAAGAGGATGTTCCCTATCTACAGGAGCATCCTCATTTTGTTGACTATTGTGTGAGTGAAGAAGTAAAAAAAGTTGCTGACTTTATGGCAGCAGGTATCCCTATGGGACATTAATTATGAAAGATGAAATTATGTGGTGGATGAGTAGATTAACTATCATGCTCACTTCACTCTTTTTATCGTTTTCATTAGCAGCACAAGCATATGCTACTGAAGTTACGATGGGTTCAAATGGGAACTTAGTTTTTGAACCAAATGATATTACTATTAACGCTGGTGATACAGTTACCTTTACTAATGGAGCATTACCTCCACACAATATGATAGTAAAGGATCATCCAGAATTATCACATGGAGATTTAGCATTTGCTACTGGTGATAGTTTTGATGTTACATTCCCAGATGCAGGAGACTTTGAGTTTCAATGCGATCCTCATGCTGGTGCAGGTATGAAAGGGGTTATCCATGTTCAGTAGTTTTGTACAATGGATAGGGCACAATATGAATACCCTTGCTCTATTCAGTTGGGTAATGTTCCTACCCATAGCGTTTTTCTCAATAGACGGACCTCGTAACCCCCATAGATATAAACATAAATAATAATACAAATATATTAATCTTATGCTTTCTACCCAATATCGGTTGAGACTTGAAGCGATATGTAAAGATATTGCTTCTGGAACAGAAGTTAGTTTAGAAGATATGATATGGGCAAATAAATTATCAAAGGCAAATACCGCAGCAAGAGGTATGTTGAATACTGCAAGAAGGATTAGTACAGATCCAACAGATTCTTTTCTGAATGAGTTGAATATTGGAGACCCCGATCCAACTCATCACCGTAGGGGTTTCGGAGATCCTCAAGATATAGTGGATTGGTTTCATCAGGAGAGGTCTGATGATTGGAGACAAAGGGATTGAGTGATGTAGTCTGGTCAATAAATATTATGATAGGCTTGCTCTTAATCGGAGTATGTGTTACACTGTACTGGATTTTTAAATACGATGAGTGGTATCCTAACGACATTGTTCATAGTCACATCTCCCCTGAACATGGGACAGATGATTCAGGAGGTGAGGAACTGGAAGTCTGAACAAGAAAGAACTCCCATAGATGAGATGCTAAATAACTCACTAGAACAATTGGAGTGGGGAGATTATGGGAGCGATGGTTCCACCGAGTCGAAAGAGTTGTTACAATTTCCGAGTGACGGAGATCAACCGAGTATTGGACGGGGACACGATAGATGTCACCATCGATCTTGGATTCGATTTATTCAAGAAAGAACGGGTAAGAGTTGCGGGAGTTGATACTCCTGAGAAGAGAACAAGAAATTTAGAAGAGAAGGCGTTAGGAATAGATGCTACAAACTGGTTAAAGAAAAAGTTAGAAGATACTATTGCAGGTGATGGAGATGAACTCACTGTTAGAACTGAACTTGTAGGTGGTACTGGAAAGTATGGTAGACTTCTTGGTTGGCTTTATATTAATGAGGATACTGTTTCATTAAATGAGCAAATGATTACTGAAGGGTATGCACATGCTTATGATGGTGGAACCAAGGATATGAACCTTGAGAAACTACGTGAGATACGTAGATCATTTGGGACTCTTGTAGAATAATGGAATTAAAAGATACATTAGTAGCAGGAGCAACAGTTCTGGCAGTAGGAACTAGTGGTGTTGTTGGTGGTAATCAAGTAATGGATAAGGTTAATAAAGGCCCAGAAAAAAGAAGAGATGCCACAGTCGAAAGAGTTATGGCAGAACTTGCTCCATACATAGACCAAAGGATTCAGCAATTAGTTCCTACTAGAACTGGTCCTGTGGTTCCAACAACAAAAGAACCTCAAATAGATTATAGAAATAGTATGCCACAACGATGAGTGATATTAGTAACAAAGATTCAGAACAAGATGTAAAGATTGCTGTTATCGATAGCACTCTTGATAATGCTACTCGTCGTATGGAGTTAATCCATAAGAGAATTGATAGAACAGACGAGAGAGTCACCAAATTAAATGAAGATGTAAGAGAAAGAATTCGAGCACTTGAAAAATGGGTATGGGGTGCAGGTGCTGTACTCACTGCCTTTATTGTGATTGGTGGAGTAGTAGGAGATTTAGATCTCCTTCCTGATAGTGAGGTGATAGAAAATGCATCCTAACGGTTACACACAAGACATGATCAAGGAGATACTAGGCACTGCTTGGTTGGATAAAGATAATATTCCTGAGACTGGTAATCAGATTAGAAGAAGAAAGGGACAAGAGATGAGAGAAGGTAAAAGACCTTATCCAAAGTATCCATCAAAGGAGTCAAGGATAGCAGACACTTCAGGTATGTTTGATGAGAAGGGACAATATGTTTATCCTGAAGGTAGTGGGTTTAATTATATGGAGAAACTAGATCCTAATTCTCAATGGAAGGTTAAAGTATCGTGATACCTTATATTAACACTACAAACCCCTCTATACCCAATGTAGGTATTAGGGGAGTTCGTAATATTAATGTGTATATGGCAAATGTAAGGCAATTAGATATTCCTGAGAATCGTGTATGGGTTAAAGATACTCCACAAGCAATTCCTCCTGATGTACCCGTAGTAGTTAATATAGGTAAACCAATTGTTGATATGCCTGGTTGTGTTACTGTACACAAAGAGAATGTAAAGAATAGATCAAAAAATAAAATGCTGGTCAATGATGACCCTAAAGGTAATACTACTTTGTGTGATTCTGGTATGCCTTTTTATCAACCAGTTGATTATCAATCCCAAGGACTTATATGGAATACTGTTCTTCCCGAAGAACCAGAACCAGAAGGTATGGATAGTGAACCACCACCTCCACCAAAAACTCCTGATACACCAAGTCCACCTACTATTCCACCAGAGGAAACAGAAAAAGAATGTCCTGGACCTGGTGATCTCCGTGTAGGTGATTACACTACAAGTGGAGATGAAAAGGTCTCAGGACATGAATGGAATGATGATAAAACTGTATGTGTTACTCTATATGAGGATGTAGGTTTTGTAGAGAAGTATCTACCTAGTCCTCAGATTGTGACGACGACTGCGACGATTGCGGTTGTTGCGACTTCATCTGCCCTACTTGCCAAGCCCCTAGCGGATTTACTTTTGAAGGTAATAAAGCCTCTTGTGAAGAAGGTTTCTGCCAAGGTAAAGAAAGCCCTCGGAAAAACCCCTTACCGTCCAACTGCTTCTGAGATACAGACAAATCAATATCGGGAGAAGAAGGGTTTGCTTCCGAAGAATTTTGAGAAGGATCATCAGAAGAAGATGAAGTCTCAGAAGAAGGAAGAGAAGAAGAAGTAGTATTTCCTAACTGGTGTGTATGATCTGGAAGTGAACCAGGTCTTGCTTGCGTTACAACTATATCAGCACAGATAGAAGCATAAGGAGATTTGGGGTGGAACATAATACCTTTTTGCATCAAATCACCACAGTTTTTAAGACGAGCTAATTCAAAGTCTAATCTTTTATTTGCAACCAATTGAGTATTCATATCAATCTGTGCCTGTGCTGCTTCATGACATTGCTTCTGTAATTTTCTATTCAGTGGTATTGAAAGAGTAGCAGATAATCCTAAGTTGAAATTTTGGTTTGCCTTCATATCTGTACGCACTGGTTTCTGCCATACTTGTTCGCCAGGATTATCAGGTAAACCATCAGGACCATCTACATCAACGGTAATCTCCATAGGCACACCATCTTCCCACCATCTATCAGCAACACCATCACCATTTACGTCATATAGTGGATCGTTAGGATCACTTCTTCTTGTTGTATTATACCAAGACTCCCAAGGATAGTTCTTTACAGTGGTAAGTGTTTCTGTTGTTCTACCAGTAAAGTCTTGCATATTAAATTGAGGTTCATAATAGAAATCTTCCCAAGGATCTTTTCTACTATCAGCAAACTGTATATACGGTGTAGCATTAAACGTACTACCTTGACAACTAACACCACCACCATAGGTATTAGTCACGTATGGACCTTGTAATACCTGAATTGCCTGGTTGGTAACTGAGCCAGAACTATTAGCTATTGGATTTGCAGTTGCTGATACCCCACCAACACCTTGTGCTAGTGCGACGTTAGGACATAAAAGACTACTACAAGTTGCTATTGCGTAAATGTACTTGTTGTATCTGTTACGGATTCTATTATTGTATTTCTTTGAATTATTGTTTGATTCGTCATACCTGGTCCAGAATAGCTTTGTGTAAATTGGAAAGCTTGTC